GAATCAGTTTAGAAAACATTGCCAACAATTTTAAGACATCAATTAGTGCTATGCCATCGATGAGTGGTCTAGGTCAAACCAAAGATACTTCACAGTCATCGCCGACCATGAACAATCTAAAGAAATCTATCAGCGGACTTTCAGGCATGGGAAATGGTGCCGAAGGTGTTGCCGCTACCGCCGCAGCCACTGGAACAGGTAGTAGTGATATGGGTACCGGCGGCAAAGAAAAATCAATAACTGATTTGGACGACAAGCTAGATCAATTAAATAAGACTATGATGCAATTGGTTGTAATATCGTCGCAGACTGCCGAAAATAGCGGCAAACAGATCAAAGCCACTAAAGGGTTGGGCGGAAACTTATTCGCTTAAATAATACACTATGTCATGGAAAAAATACTTCTCACCAGTATCAACTGGTAACTCTACCAATAATGTCACTTCAATGAACTCTGCTAGCAAGGCAGGCCCAGCGAGGACAAACTACAGTTCTTATCTGCCAGATATCTATACAGGCAGTCCAAATCGTGTTGAACGATATATGCAGTATGATACCATGGACGGCGATCCAGAAGTTAATGCTGCACTGGATATTCTAGCAGAATTTTGCACACAATTATCAAGAGAAAATAATACACCTTTCACGGTACAGTGGCGCAGCAAGGCTACTAATAGCGAAATACATATCTTAAAAGAGTACCTACAACAGTGGACTAAGCTACAGAAGTTTGACACTAGAATGTTTCGTATCATTAGAAATATTTTCAAATACGGTGATGGATTCTTTATTAGAGATCCAGAAAATCAAAAATGGTTCTACGTTGATTCAGGTAAAGTTGTCAAGATCATTGTCAACGAAAGTGATGGAAAGAAGCCTGAACAATACGTTATCCGTGACCTAAATCCAAACTTTATGAATTTAGTTGTAACACAGATTACACCTAATTCTCAACAAACAAACAATCGTGGATCTAATTATGTTGCAGGTGGTGCTGCTCGAGGCATGACTGGAACATATCCTACACAGTCAGGCACACGTTTTAGCACAGGCGATCAAGAACTAGCAGTTGATGCTAGACACGTGATACACCTAAGCCTATCAGAAGGACTGGATAACAACTATCCATTTGGTAACAGTCTACTTGAAAATGTTTTTAAAACCTATAAACAAAAAGAATTATTAGAAGATGCTATTCTAATCTATCGAATACAACGTGCTCCAGAGCGTAGAATTTTTTACATCGATGTGGGAAATATGCCCAGCCATTTGGCTATGAGTTTTGTTGAACGTGTTAAAAATGAAATTCATCAGCGCAGAATTCCAAGTCAGAACGGCGGCGGCAATAACATCATTGACAGCGCATACAATCCGTTGAGCATCAATGAAGACTACTTCTTTCCGCAGACAGCAGAAGGTCGTGGATCAAAGGTAGAAACACTACCTGGTGGTACAAACCTAGGTGAAATTGACGATTTAAAATATTTTACCAACAAGTTGTTCCGTGGTTTAAGAATTCCAAGTAGCTATCTGCCAACGGGTGCAGATGATAGCCAAGCACAGTATAACGATGGTCGCGTTGGCACAGCATATATTCAAGAGCTACGTTTTAACAAGTATTGCGAACGGTTACAAGCCCTAGTTTCAAGTATTTTTGATCAAGAATTTAAAATGTTCTTGTACTCAAAAGGTGTAAACATTGATTCTTCATTGTTCGATCTTAAGTTTAATCCACCAATGAACTTTGCTAGTCAGCGTCAAGCAGAGCTAGATGGTAATAGAATTAATACATTTAACACAGTACAAGCAGTACCGTTTATGTCAAAACGATTTGTATTAAAACGATTCTTGGGACTAACAGACGAAGAAGTAGCAGAAAACGAGCGTTTGTGGGCAGAAGAAAAAGGTGAAGCTATACCTGTACACACTGACAGTGCCGGCGAACTACGTTCAGCAGGTCTGAGTCAAGCAGGTATTGAAGCAGATATAGATGCCAGTGCACCTGAAGCTGCACCTGAAGACATGGTGCCATCTGAACTAGGCGCTGCTGGAGCACCAATGCCAGCCCCAACGGGAGCACCAGCAACTCCTCCGCCGACAGCATAAATAATAGCATGATTCTAAGAGAACTTTTTTATATTGATCCAGATACTAAGGCAATAGCCACAGATCTGCGCTACGATCAAGGACGTGATACGTCTTTAATTCGTCGTAACGACACTAGAAAAACTAGATTAAGTCTAGGACAGATTAATGAATTAAGAAAAAACTCTGAAAGTCACATCCTCGAACAAGAAGACGAGTTAAGTTTTATCAACACAATGTACGGCGCAGAGCCAGCACCTGCCGTCTAATACATTTTTATTAAAGGTTTGTTACAAAAACCTCTGTTTTTCCACCATTATAATACCGTTTTTTACATTAATATGTAAATATAATCGACAGCCTTATACTATATAGGAGACCTAATATGACTGATCGTTCTAAGTTTGAGCTAATGCTCGACGCTCTAATTAATGAGCAGCAAGATAAAGCAAAAGAAATTTTTCACGACATCGTAGTTGAAAAAAGCCGTGAAATTTACGAAAATCTTTTAGCTGACGACATGGAAGATGATGACATGGAAGAAGCCTTTGGTGATGACGAGTCAGGCGATGACAGCGACATTGGCGGCGATCCTAGTGATGACTTCATGAGTGACGTTAGTGACGAAGAAGGTGACGAAGGCGAAGAAGAAGGTGACGAAGGCGAAGGCGACATGGAAGATCGTGTTATGGACCTAGAAGACGCCTTAGACGAACTAAAAGCAGAATTTGAACAACTCATGTCTGGCGAAGAAGGTGATGACATGGGTATGGATGACATGGGCGGTGACGGCATGGATGACATGGACAGCATGGACATGGAACCAGAAGACGAAAGCTATGCTTTTGAAGCTGACGACGAAGACGAAGACGGTGACTTAGAAGAAAGACTAATGCGTGAATACGTAGAAAAAGTTTCTGCTCCTACGCATGGTGACAATGGCACTAACACAAAGTCTATCGTAGCAAAGCCAAATCGCATGGGTGGCACAAGTGCTAACATTGCAAAAGGTTTCTCAACAGAGAAAGGCGGTACACAAGGTGGACTATTAAATCCTTCTACTAAAGAAGAAAATTTTGGTAACATCAATGTACCAGGTGGAAAAGCTGGAAAGTCAGCTTTTAAGAAATCTGAGCCAGGACATGGCGCAGATAAAAAAGGCAAAGCAGAGCAAGCCGATAATAGAAAAAGTATTGTAGGTTCAAGATAAGATGAAATATCTTCGTGAGCACTTGAGTTTTGATCAAGCTCAGATTACCCTCTTAGAAAGCGATGACAAAGAGGGTAAGAGTCTATATATGAGTGGTATTTGCATTCAAGGAGGAATCCGTAATGCAAACCAACGTATATATCCTGTACATGAAATTAGCAAGGCTGTCGAAACCCTAAACGATCAGTGTGCCGGTGGATACTCAGTACTCGGCGAAGTAGATCATCCAGACGACCTAAAAATTAACTTGGACCGTGTTAGCCACATGATAACGCAGATGTGGATGGACGGTCCTAATGGTTATGGAAAGTTGAAAATTCTACCTACACCTATGGGCAACCTTGTTAAAAGCATGGTTCAAAGTGGCGTGAAGTTAGGAGTATCAAGTCGTGGATCTGGAAACGTCCGTGAGGACGGTTCCGGTGAAGTGTCAGATTTTGAGATTATCACAGTGGATGTGGTAGCTCAACCAAGTGCCCCGGGGGCCTACCCTACAGCAATATATGAACATCTCATGAACACTCGAGGTGGTAATAGAGCCGTTCGCATAGCGAATGAAGTTCAGGGTGATCCTAAGGCACAGCGTTATCTCAAAGAGAGCTTATTATCTGTAATAAGCAAGCTCCAATAAAGAGGAGAATCACATGTTGGATGCATTAAAAACGTTAATTGAGAATAATGTGATTTCTGAAGAGACTAAAGTGGCTATTGAGTCAGCTTGGGAATCTCGTATTACCGAGAACCGTGAACAAGTTACTCAACAACTACGCGAAGAATTTGCTCAACGTTATGAGCACGATAAGGCCACAATGGTAGAAGCTGTTGACAGAATGTTAACAGATTCACTATCAGCTGAAATCGTAGAATTTGAAGAAGATCGTCGTCAATTAGCAGAAGCTAAGGCAAAGTATGCAGTAAAAATGCATCAAGCTCGCAACGTAATGAAGGAATTCGTTACACGTCAACTAGCCTCAGAAGTTCGCGAGTTACATGAAGATCAAATTCAAATGGCTCAGAAGTTTGGTAAACTAGAAGAATTCGTAGTAGAAGCTCTAGCTCAAGAAATTGCAGAATTTTATAAAGACAAAACCGACCTAGCAGAAACTAAAGTTCGTTTAGTTCGCGAAGGCCGTGAAGCATTAGCACAAATGAAAACAAAATTTGTACAACGTGCCGCTAAGATGGTTGAAAATATAGTTGAAACTAATCTATCAAAAGAGATTAATCAACTTAAAGAAGACATCGATGCTGC